ATGTGGACGGCCTGCTGCGTGGCGATTACCAGAGCCGCATGAATGGCTATGCGACCGGACGCCAGAACGGCTGGATGTCCGCTAACGATATCAGGGAGCTCGAAAACCTCGACCGTATCCCGGAGGAGGAAGGCGGCGATCTATATCTCATCAACGGAAACATGACAAAGCTCAAGGATGCAGGCATTTTCGCAGCCTCGGCACCAGCTCAGGAGGAGCCAGATGAAACGAAGGAAACACAAACAGAGCCGGAACCCGAAGACGGGCGCACCCGGTTCAGAAAGAAGGAGGCACTATGACCAGAAAGTTTTGGAACTGGGTGCGAAACGAGGAACTGGACAGCTTTGGCTCCGACCGAACACTCTACCTCGACGGGGAAATTTCCGATGAGACATGGTTCGGCGACGAAGTAACACCCAAGCTATTTAGCGATGAACTGCATGCAGGCGATGGAAACATCACCCTCTGGATCAACTCTCCGGGCGGTGATGTTTTTGCTGCTGCGCAGATCTACAACATGCTGATGGACTACCCGCACGATGTGACGGTCAAGATCGACGCCCTTGCTGCTTCGGCGGCATCCGTCATCGCTATGGCCGGTACAAAGGTCTGCATGAGTCCCGTGTCCATGATGATGGTACACAACCCTGCGACCATCGCCATCGGTGATACCGAGGAGATGCAGAAGGCCATCGACATGTTAAACGAAGTCAAGGAATCCATTATGAACGCCTACGAAATCAAGTCCGGGCTTTCCCGCCACAAGATTTCCCAGCTCATGGATGCCGAGACATGGATGAACGCCAAGGAAGCTGTAAAGCTCGGCTTTGCGGATGAGATTCTCTTTAAGGACGGCGAGAAGCCTACTCCGGAGGATGAAACGGACGCACCGATGCTTTTCTCCCGCAAGGCGGTCACAGATTCACTGCTTTCCCGGCTGATCCCCAAAAAGAAGCCGGAAGCAAATAAACACATGGTACCAGTAACCGATCTTGAGAAGCGCCTTTCGCTTCTCGCACATTAAAGGAGGATTTAAATTATGACTCAGATTATGGAACTCATGGAAAAGAGAGCGAAGGCATGGGAAGCGGCTAAGGCGTTTCTCAACACCCACTCCCAGAATGGCGGCATGGTCTCTGCGGAGGATGCCGCAACCTACGACAAGATGGAAAAGGAAGTCACCGACCTCACCAAGGATATCGAGCGCCTGCAGCGTCAGGAGCAGATCGATAAGATGATGAGCGCTCCAACCTCCACTCCGCTCACTGGAAAGCCCGGCGCAAAGGATGAACCGGAGGATAAACCCGGCAGAGCATCCGCTGCCTACAAGAAGGCCTTCTGGGACAACATCCGCAAGCGCAATTACTACGATGTCCAGAACGTACTGGAGGTCGGCACAGACGCTAATGGCGGCTACCTTGTCCCTGACGAATATGAGAAGCGCCTGATCGACGCCCTGACGGATGAGAACTTCTTCCGCTCTCTCGCCACTGTTATCCAGACCCAGTCCGGCACTCACACCATCCCGGTTGTCGCCTCTCATGGTACTGCATCTTGGATGGAAGAAAACGGCCTGTATCCGGAATCCGACGATACCTTCGATCAGATCAGCCTGTCCGCATATAAGCTGGGCACTGCGATCAAAGTTTCCGAGGAGCTGATGAACGATTCCGTCTTTGACCTCGAAAACTATATCTCCGCAGAGTTTGCCCGCAGGATCGGTGCTGCAGAGGAGGAGGCTTTCCTGACCGGCGACGGAAGTAAGAAGCCCGAAGGCATATTCACCAAAGTGGCAGCAACCACTGATGCGCTTACCACGATCAATGACGCCTCTAAGATCAGCTTCGAGGACATTATGGATCTGTTCCATAGCCTCCGCAGCGTTTATAGGAACAAGGCCATCTGGATTCTCAACGACACTACGATCAAGGCACTGCGCAAGATCAAGGACAATACCGGAAACTTTATCTGGCAGCCCTCTGTTGTTGTCGGGCAGCCGGACACGATCCTGAACCGTCCTTACCGTACATCCATCTACGCGCCTGAGCTTGCTGCAGGAAATGTGCCGATTCTTTTCGGCGACTTCAGCTATTACTGGATCGCTGACCGTCAGGGACGCTCCTTCAAGCGTCTGTCCGAGCTCTATGCAGCGAATGGCCAGATCGGCTTCCTCGCTTCTGAGCGTGTGGACGGCAAGCTCATCCTTCCGGAGGCTGTAAAAGGACTCGCTGTCAAAGGTGCGTGATCATAACAAATTGACCGCTGTCCGCAGGGATGTTTTCTCTGCGGGCAGCTTTGCTTAAGGAGGCGGACATGGAAATCACACTGGAAGAAACAAAGGTATATCTCCGCGTCACATCTTCCGATGAGGATGAGCTCATTGAAAGCCTGATTGCTGCCGCCACCAAGCAGGTGCAGGACATAACAAGGCAGACGGATGATGAGTTCATGGCAAATGAAGAAAAAGCACTGATCCGTATTCGTGTGGCCATACTTTACACCGTAGCCTATCTGTACGAGCACAGAGAGGAAGCTGATCATCATGCGTTAAACATGACACTCCGCGATCTTCTCTTCGGCACCCGGAAGGAGGGCTTCTGATGAACATAGCGGCTATGCGGGTGCGCGTCACCTTTCAGAAAAACGCGGTCACCGTGGATAAATACGGAAACCACAAGACCGGCTGGACGGACTACTTCTCCTGCTGGGCGACTGTAGGCTCTAATACCACGATGACAGGCACAGGAACAGGCTCTGAAAGCACGGGTGTGGTTATCCGCGCTGAAGAGTCCCTCGCATTTACCTGCAGATGGTGCTCGGAGCTTGCCGTCGTGGAGTCTACGAAATACCGGATCATCTGCGAAGACAAGATCTACAACATCACCTATGTAAATCCGATGGGCTTTAAGAAAAACAGCCTGAAATTTAACTGTGAGCTGGAGAAAAAATCATGAGCCAGAATGTATCAATCGATCAGATGAGTGATGCCATTATGGAGGAACTCGAAAAATATGCCGCCCTTGCTGCAGACGAGCTGAAGGCCGCTGTCAAGGAAACTGCTACTTCTGTTCGCAAGGATATACAGGCAGGCGCTCCGGTTGACACTGGCAAATACAAGAAAAGCTGGTCAGTCAAAAACGTCCATGAGAGTGCAGAGAGCATTGACCTTGTGGTGCATTCAAGGAACCGCTACCAGCTGGCGCACCTCTTGGAGCATGGCCACGCCAAGCGAGGCGGAGGCCGCACACCGGCGCAGCCTCATATTGCTGCCGCTGAGGAGCGCGGAAACGAAAAGCTCGTAAAGACCATCGAACAGAAACTGAAAGGCGGCTGATATGACATACGACGAAGTAATCACCATGTTAGAGGAAGCCGGGCTACCGCTCGCCTACGACCACTTTGCCGAAGGTGAGTCGCCAGACCCGCCCTTCCTCGTTTTTCTATATCCGGGCTCTGACAATATGTTCGCGGATGACACGGTGTTCCAGAAGATTGATGAGCTGAACATCGAATTATACACGGACGCAAAAGATCCGGAGACAGAAACACATATCGAGGACATCTTAATCGCACACGACCTGCCTTATGAGAAATCAGAGGTGTGGATCGAGTCGGAAAAGCTGTACGAGGTCTTATATCAAACACAGATTATAGGAGGATAAACGACTATGGCTAACAAGAAGAATAAGGTCAAATTTGGCCTGAAGAACTGCCACTATGCTATTGCTACGCTTGGCGAGGACGGTACCGTCACTTTTGCAAAACCTGTGGCGATGCCCGGCGCAGTCTCCCTCTCACTTGACGCGGAGGGCGATAATGAACCGTTCTATGCGGATGACTCCGTATATTACATGGTCTCCAACAACAACGGATATTCCGGCGACTTTGAGCTGGCGCTGATTCCGGAGAGCTTTCTTACAGATGTCATGCACGAGACCGAGGATGCCAATGGCGTCATCGTGGAGAACAAGGATGTGGAGCCGGAGCACTTCGCACTGCTCTTTGAGTTTTCCGGCGACCAGAGGAAGATCCGCCACTGCATGTATTACTGCAGCGCGACCCGTCCCTCCGTTACCGGCAGCACCAAAGAGGACTCTACTGAGGTGCAGACCGAGACGCTCTCACTTACGGCATCTCCGCTTCCTTCCGGTATCGTGAAGGTCAAGACCGGCACCAATACCACGGAGGCAATCTACACCGCTTGGTATGACTCGGTATATGAGCCGTCTGCAACACCGGCTACCGGTGAGTAAGGAGGCGCAATATGGCTGTAACAAAGACAATCGAGGTTGACGGCAAGGAGGTGCAGTTTCGCGCCTCTGCCGCCATTCCTCGCCTATACAGAAATAAGTTTCACAGGGACATTTACAAGGACTTAAACGAGCTGCAGAAAGGCATCGACGAAAGCGACGCAGAAAGCTCCACTCTGGATACCTTTTCTCTGGAGCTTTTTGAGAACATCGCATGGCTGATGGCAAAGCACCAGAATCCTGATGTCCCAAACTCTCCGGAGGAATGGCTCGACGAATTTAACACCTTCTCCATCTATGAAATTCTCCCGCAGATCATTGAGCTGTGGGGACTCAATGTGGAGCAGCAGGTGGAATCTAAAAAAACATCATCAGACAGAGCGAGAAATGACAACCCCGCTCTTTTTACTGCGCTGCGTCCAGATCGGACTGTCCATCAGTGAGCTTGAGCTTCTTACGATAGGCACCGTGAACGACATGTACGCAGAAATGAGCAACGACAATTTTGATTATCCAGAGCTGGCAACTCAGGAAATGATGGATCGATTTTAACAGGAAGGAGGTCAATCGCATGGCTGACAGAATAAAAGGCATAACCGTGGAAATCGGCGGCGATACGACCGGCCTTTCCAAAGCCCTCTCCGGCGTCAATAAGGAAATCAAAAGCACCCAGTCGCAGCTAAAGGATGTCAACAAGCTCCTAAAGCTCGACCCGACAAATACCGCGCTGCTTGAACAAAAACATAAGCTCTTAAAGCAGGCTGTCTCTGAAACAAAAGGCAAGCTCACACAGCTGAAGTCCGTGCAAGACCAGATGGATGCTGGACTCAAAAACGGTACCGTCACCCAGCAACAATACGATGCATGGCAGCGTGAGATCGTAGAGACAGAAAACGAGCTGAAGAACCTGCAGAAGGAACTGGAAAACTCCTCCACGGCGATGACGAAAATGACTGCCGCCGGAGAAAAGCTCCAGTCTGTGGGTGATAGCATTTCCGGCGTGGGAAAGAAAATGCTTCCTGTGACGGCAGGCATTACGGCTCTTGGAACAGCCGCTGTCACGACCGCTGCGAACTTTGAGTCCTCCATGTCGCAGGTGCAGGCCACGATGGGCATTACCAAGGACTCCATGTCCGAGGTGGATGGACAGTCGGTCAATACGATGGATGCCCTTACCGCCCTTGCCAAGGAGATGGGTGAGACTACGGCTTTTTCCGCTACCGAGTGCGCCGAAGCACTTAACTACCTCGCGCTTGCCGGATACGACACACAGGAAATGATGGACACGCTGCCGACTGTCCTCAATCTCGCAGCAGCTGGCGATATGGAGCTTGCAGAAGCCTCCGACATGGTGACGGACGCTATGTCTGCTCTCGGTATGGAGACTTCCGATGCGGATGTGATGGTCGACCAGATGGCAAAGACCGCGTCCAGCACCAACACCTCTGTTGCACAGCTTGGCGAAGGTATCCTGAAGATCGGCGCGACCGCAAGGAATGTAAAAGGCGGCACGGCAGAACTGAATACGGCTCTCGGCATCCTTGCCAATAACGGTATCAAGGGTGCCGAGGGTGGTACGCATTTAAGAAACGTTATCCTCTCCCTGCAGGAAGGTTGTGAGGACGGCGCGATTGCCGTGGGCGATATGTCCGTTCAGGTTTATGACGCAGAGGGCAATATGCGCTCCCTTAACGACATCCTCGGCGACATGAACACGGCGATGGATGGCATGACCGCCGAAGAGAAAAACAACATCATCAGTAAGATTTTCAACAAGACAGACCTTGCCTCCGTAAATGCGCTCCTTGCCAACACGGGTGATACTTGGGACGACTTACAAAACTCCATCACCAATTCCGCTGGCGCGGCGCAGCAGATGGCGGACACGCAGCTTGATAACCTGCAAGGACAGCTGACACTGTTAAAGTCCGCCTTAGAGGGACTTGCCATTTCCATTGGCGAGATACTGATGCCTTACATCAAGTCCATCGTTTCCCACATACAGAGTTTCGTGGACTGGCTCAATAACCTCGATGAGCGGACGCAGAAGATCATCGTAACCGTGGCTCTGGTGGTGGCGGCTATCGGCCCGGTATTGATCATCGTGGGCAAGGTCATATCCTCGGTCGGAACGATCATGACCATTGTTCCGAAAGTCGTATCACTTATGGGAACGGTCAAGACCGCGATGGCAGGACTGAACGCCACAATGGCGACA